ACGAAGTTAGTTGTGTCTAACTTAGTACTATAGTACTATATAAAATGTTCACAATTTGTTTACAATTTAGTCATACGCTGTTCACAACTGACCTATATAATGTACTTAAAGATAAAGGAAAGGGGTACTCAAAAGAGAGTGCCAAAGGTGTATGATATGAAGCGTTATATTGAACTGAATAATAAGACTTTTAAAGTCAGACATTTCAAGGGTGAATTACACATGAATTTATAGGTTGCATTTATATATCCAAAACAAGTCAGGAGTTCTGGCTAGCTTAAAGCTAGCGAGTCGGTGCAACTCCGACTCACTCGTATCTCTGATAGCAATATCAGATAGTAACAATCAAACAAGCACAAAAAGAAACGGAGAAAAAGACTATGAAAAAACAGAAAATGGTTACACGTACAATTAAAGTAACAAAATATGAGGTTACTTATTTTGACCTTGAAATTAATGAGGTCAGAGGGGATGTCCTTGAAACAGTTGGTACACCAACTGATAAGGAAATTGAAAAACAATTTAATGCAGAAAATCCGACTTGCAAGTTTATAAAACTTGATAATGTCGAAGTAACTGAAAAGTTATATGGAATACAAGAAGAGAAATTTTTAGAGTACGCTGTCGAACTTGACAGTGAAACCAGGAAAGAGGTGAGATAATATGACAGTTCAAGATTTATATAGAGTTATATTTGATGAAGAAGAAGTTGAAATAAAATTAAAAAATGGTGTATGTTTATGGTATGGTAAAAATGAAGATATACCAGTTGAATATTTTGAAAAGATTGTAAATACAATCTACTCGTTTGATGATGAACATATATCATATATAGTAATTGAAATAGCCTAAGCGTTAAAGCGCACAGTGCGGTGCAAGTCCGCGCATAGGCTTTACAATTGAATATAGTAAACAATGAAAAGAGGTGAAAAGCAAATGACTAACAATATAAAGTTAGGCACATTAGTCAAACTTAGTGCCACCACTAGCTTTTGGTTGCACGATATTCAGTATGACATCGACGAGTTTTATACTCGTTCTCAAATACTTGAAAACAAGCAACTATCACGCATGAAAGTGGTAAGTTTTAAAGCATTGACAGGAAAAGAAATGCTTTACGTCAAAGTAGAAGAGTAGAAAAGAGGTACAGCTTATGTTATACAAAAATAGAAAAATGTCACAATCGGAAGTCGATGAAATCTATGAAGATTTCGTTATAGAGATAGCGACAAAAGTCGCTAAACAAGTAAAAGGAAAAGTATTTTATGGCTATGCCACACCAGAAAATATGTGGTACGTCATAGTAAAGACCCGTGAACTCGGAGAAAAGCGTTTTTTCCTGGATACACTCGATTATGATATGTTAAGTGGGGTATCATCAAAGGAAATAGGCAATAATATAGTAAAGATTTATCGTAGAATAATTGAGAGGAGATTTTTTATAATATGAATTTTTATAAAATTAAAAATAAAGTAATATATCAGAAGCACGTTTTATGAGTTATTGTGTTAGAACGTATTATTTATATTACTATAATAAACAGTTAGAAATGCTCAAGTTTTCGTAAATTTTCGTAAAATACAGAAAGTCAAATGTGGAAAAGTTCATAAAATGTTCATAATTTAGACATAGCATAGTCATAACCATACGGTACTATATAATATGTAAAGAGGTATTACACCATTTACAAAAAGTTACGTTTTGCTTCAATACTATACAACCGCACTATTGCTAGATAATACGACACTCAATAGTGCGGACTCCTCAAAAAGGCGGTGAATAGCACATGATAGAAACATTATACGCACAACTTATATCAGACTCTAATACACGCAAGGTATTATGTCACACGGACAAACGAAACGTCACAACAGAAACAATTTATCGTGACGATTGTAAAATCATAATTCGTCACAAACTAGATGATTTTCTTTCATGCCTTATAGTTAAGAGATAGCAAGCTATCACAAAACAGATTGCAAAAATCAACTTGACTAATACACCTATTGGTGTTACAACTTTATTACAAATCACAATACATAGAAAAGGAGAAAAACTATGAGAAAACCAATGATTACACGTACAATTATTAGTACAAAAGCAGTTGCACTATGCGTAAATCCACAGACAGCAGATACTTTTGAAAAAGTTTTTATGCTTAATGGTAAAATTGATGATAAGGCAAAAGCCTTAAAGAAATTATCAAAAGATTACAATACAGATGATTGCACTATTGTTGCAGTTCGTGGTCTTGCAGAAATTAATCAATTATACGGAATGGATGAAGCAGATTTTATTGCAGGCGCAAAAATACTCGACCCTGCTACACGTAAAGAAATTGAAACAGAGCAGGCAGACGCAGAAACAACAGAGCAGGCCGACGCAGAATAAAAGAAAAGGAGATAAACAATTATGGCAATCACAATTAACACACAATCAAAGGATTTTTCAGAGGTAGAACAGTATCTTATGACCCTTGACAGAGGTATCAAAGCTCTCAAGGACGTAGAGGACAATACATCTATTCCAGTGGCAGGCTATCTTACATTCACAGACGAAAAAGATAACGGAGATAGTGTTGATATTTTATCAATCATTACACCGGATAATGAAGTATTTTCATGTCAGTCGGCTACATTCCAGCGTAGTTTTGATAATATTACTAACATCATGCATGGTAAACAGTTTAGTATCATTAAAGTTAGTGGTACAACAAAGGCAGGCAGACCTTACATTGACTGCGCACTTGATGTGAAATCAGTAAAATAAAATTTTGTCTTACTGCTGACCCTTGCTATTAAGTTAGCAGGGGTCTTATTAATTTAGAGAGGAGAGAAAAAAGTATGGCAAGGAAAAAGCGATTAACAAAAAATCAAAAAGTATTACATGATTTAATGCAAGATTATGCTGATAAAGGTGTTGATGTTTCGTACATTGACATTCCTAAAGCTATAACACAAAAGTTTTTAAAAGAAACAGGAGAAGATTTAGAGCAGAGATTTACTGCACAGCAACATGACATTGTAGATACAATTAAAGATATGTTATATGATTTACCTAATAGCAGATATGTTTATAATCGTTCATATAATAGAATGAATGAAATATCATTGGGAAGTTTTTATTATAAAGCTATATCAATGTTACAGGATAATATGCAGGAATTTGGAGAAGCATATTATAAGCACTTAAAGGATAATGAAAGTAAAATTATAGAAAATTTAGAAGTAATAGCAGGTGATAGCGAAGATATCAGAATAAGGTCAAACATAGTACAAGCATTAAATATTTTATCTTATAATAATATGTCAAAAGAAATGGAAATTGCCACAGATAATTGGTTAGAAACACTTGCTGATTATAATGAATAATAAGAAACAAAATGTTAGAAGATTTATGTGCGATTTTGAAACTACAGTTTATAAGGGGCAAACATCAACAGAAGTTTGGGCAAGTGCAAGCGTTGAGTTTTACACAGAAAATGTAAATATTTTTCATTCAATAGACGAACAGTTTCAGTATTTTAAAACATTAAATTGTGACATAGTTGCTTATTATCATAATTTAAAATTTGACGGAAATTTTTGGATGTCATATTTGCTAACAGAATTAAAGTATGAGCAAGCTATTCATTACTTAAATGATGAACAGACTCAAGCGGAATTTATCAGAATAAAAGATATGAAAAATAAATCTTTTAGATATACAATTTCTGATATGGGTCAATGGTATACATTAACTATTAAGGTTAATAACCACATAATAGAATTAAGAGATAGTTTAAAGTTATTACCATTTTCAGTAAAACAAATAGGAAAATCTTTTAAAACAAAGCACCAAAAATTAGACATGGAATACGTTGGCTATAGATATGCAGGTTGCAATATAACTGACGAAGAAAAACAATACATAGCTAATGACGTATTAGTAGTTAAAGAAGCACTCGAACAGTTATTTAATGACGGGCATGACAAACTTACGATAGGCTCATGTTGTATGGAGGAGTATAAAAAATCTACAGGCGCTTATGATTATGAAGATTTATTTCCACCACTTGATGAAATTGTCATTGATAAAAATATTTATGGTTCGTCAAATGCTGACGAATATATACGTCACAGTTATAGAGGGGGTTGGTGCTATTTAGTAAAAGGAAAAGAAAATATAATTAGACATAATGGTGTGACAGCAGATGTAAATTCTTTATATCCTAGTATGATGTACTCACAAAGTGGAAATAGTTTTCCAATAGGTAAACCATATTTTTGGAAAGGCAATATAATACCTAATGAAGCTATAGGTGAAAATAAATATTACTTTTTAAGAATAAAAACACGCTTTTATATCAAAGAAAATATGTTACCATTTATTCAGATAAAAGGTAATCATTTATATAAAGGCACAGAGTCATTAACAACTAGTGATATATTAAATAAAGACGGAACATATAATCGTTACTATAAAGATAAAAATGGAAACATACATGATAGTACAGTAATAATGACAGTAACCATGACAGATTACAAATTAATGTTAAAGCACTATGAACTAGTTGATTTTGAAATTTTAGACGGGTGTTGGTTTTATTCCATGAAAGGAATATTTGATAACTACATCAATCATTATGCAGAAATTAAAATGAACAGTAAAGGTGCAAAGCGTACAGAAGCAAAACTGTTTCTCAATAACCTATATGGTAAACTCGCTAGTAGTTCCAATAGTAGTTTTAAGGTTGCATATGTAAAAGAGGATGAAAGTATTGGTTTCTATATAGTCCCTGCTAATAACAAAAAGGTAGGTCATATAGCAACAGGCAGTGCAATAACATCCTATGCACGAAACTTTACTATAACAGCCGCTCAAAAAAATTACTATGGTGTAGACAAAGCAGGGTTTATTTACGCTGATACTGACAGCATACATTGTGACTTGCCTGCTGATAAGATAAAAGGCATAACAGTAGACCCTGTAAAATTTTGCTGTTGGAAACTTGAGAGCAGTTGGGACACAGCTATATTCACAAGACAGAAAACATACATAGAACACATAACTCACAATGATTTAGTTCCTGTTGATGAACCATACAACGATATTAAATGCGCAGGTATGCCACAGAAATGTAAAGATTTATTTGACAAATCAATGCAGGGTTATGAAGCAAAGGAGAGTGATAACTATACGCAAAGTGAATTAAAATTCTTAGAAACAAAAAGAGACTATAGTGATTTTAAAGTTGGTTTATGTGTTCCCGGAAAATTACTACCAAAAAGAATTAAAGGTGGTGTGTTATTGGTGGACACGACATATGAAATGAGGTGAAACATTATGATAAACAAATTATTAATTACGATACTAAATCATAAAAAGTAAAAATTAGTTTATAAGAATTGTGGTATATGCAATTATCCATTACAATGTGATTATTGCGACATATATTTTATGCAAAGAGATATTAAAGATGTAGTACGTCATTTAAAGGAGGAAAAAATATGATAACATGGTTAGTAGATTTATATTACAGATACAAAGCAAAGAAACATGAAAAAACTTGTAATCATATTTGTTGTTTCTGCAAGTACAGATATGATTGTGATTATTTTACAAGGGAGAGATGAATTAATGAATGATAAAATGGAAAAAGTAGTGAAGGAACTACGTAAAAGATTTAGAGGTTCAATCGAGTTTTATGATGTACCATATACAGAGCAGTATAAAATAGAATATTGCTTAAATGGTTTATACATAACAAAGTTATTATCATACGATTTTATAAAGAAAAAAGATACAAGGGAAATTGTATTATCATTAAACATATTAATTGCAACAGATATACACAATCATTTTTACAAATAAAGCAAAAAGGCAGGAGTAAAAATTCCTGCCTTTTCTATATCTATAACTATTGCAGAACACAAGCGCACAGCATTTACGACAATACATACTAGCGTTATCTTCCAAACGTGCTACCTAGCAGTATCAAGTGAACATACAACAGCAGATATCTAATAACTAATAGTCTTGAATAAAACTTCTTTGCATTTAAGGTTCTTAAATCTAAAACAACCTTTTTCAAAATAGTATCTCAATTGACTAATAAATAAATCATTCTGTTTTAACATAACATAATTAATATCATGGTCATTAACAGTAACACTTATTTTAGTTCTAAAAGTACTGTCTGCCTTATCATCAATATATAAAAATCCTTGCTCACTAAATTGCTTCACAGCATAGTCATGGTTCATATATCTTAAGGTTGCAATATACTTTCCTTTTCCTACAGGAGTATCAATAAAAGCAGTGTTATCATTTAAGTACACGTTCTCACTTGAGTATGCGACATATTGATTATTCTTAAATGCTCTATTGAAACCACTCTCTTTTTGTGCCTTACTAGCAGTTTCGATGAAGCCACTTTCAAGTACAAATCCGTCCCCCTTTAAGAAATTAGTTTCACTGTTTAATCTTTCAGATATTCCTAACTCTACATAATAAGGATTGATAATACTAACAGCATTACTTAACATATATACAGGAAGATACCTTGCTTGCTCTCCATGCCCCCTCGCTATACTTGTATGTACGCTGATAAATTTTCTTATTTCATCACTACAATAGTGATTGGTTTCACTCTGAAATTCATCAAATAACATACTATCAGTATCGCTAAGCAGGTGACTATATTTTTTCAATTGGTCTGCACTATTTAAACTTATAGCATAACCACAGTGTTGTTCATTTAAAAACAAACTATGGTAAATACCACTTGCACAACGTTCACTTTCCATAGTGTAATTACTAAAAAATAATGTTTGTAAATCCTTGAAAAATTTATTAGATACATCATCAAGCTCATAGTTGTACCTATAAATTAAACAGAATTTTTTACCATACTTTAAAAATCTGTTGATTAATAATCTGCCAAAATATGTTGTCTTACCGCCACTTCTATTAGTGGTACACAAAAATAACTCAGGCTTTAAACCATTTATGTCTTTCATTGATAACAATTTAGTTCCGTCATAGTATTTATTTTCACTCATATTGTTGTACTCTTTTCTTAAAATTAACTATAATTATCTCAATTTATTATATCATATATATTGCAATATTTCAAGCAATATGTTATAATTAAAAAAAGAGAATAAAAGAGAGGTGGTGAGGGCATGGAAACAATGCAGATGATTTTGCAGGCTATTACAACAGTAGGATTTCCTATAGTAATGTGTTTATGTTTAGCATGGTATTGTATGAAACTGAATGAAAGTCACAAGGCAGAAACAGACAAGTTTACAACAGCACTAAATGATAACACACTGATATTACAGAAATTATGTAACATATTAAATGTGGAAAGAAGTGATAATAATGAGTAAAGTTGACACTTACACAGATTATATGATTGCAATAGCAAATGACAATTCACACGGCTATTCACAGATTAACAGAAGTGGAAATCCTGACTTTGATTGTAGTTCATTAGTTGGACACGCACTTGCTAAAGCAGGCTTTAATGTAAATGTAAACAGTACAACGCGAAACTTGTATGAACAGTTAAAACGTTGTGGCTTTACTTCATGTAACAGACCTTTTCAAAAAGGTGATATTCATTTAGCAGTAGGACATCATGTTTGTGTTTCAACAGATAGTGAACATATAGTTCATGCAAGCATTGATGAAAGAGGAACTACAAAGGGACGTAAAGCAGGTGACCAAACAGGAAAAGAAATTTGCATAAGAAAATATTACACACCTAGTTATGGTTGGGATTATCATTTACGTTATAATGGTGATAAAGGAAGTGCAGGATATACTATGAATTTATTAAAGAGCGGAGTATCAAATATAGACGTAACAGTATTTGAAATACTTATGACAAAGTTAGGTTATTACAGTGGTAGTATTGATACAAAATATGGTGCAGGATGTGTAAGAGCGTGTGAGAATTTTCAGAGAAACTATGGTTTGACTGTTGACGGAGTGTGTGGTAAAAACACATGGAATAAACTTTTTAGTTTAGGTATAAGATAATGGCATGGATTGTTAAAATAGGTTTAGACCCTAGTATGACTCAAACAGAACTTGAAAATAATGCCACTGAATTTTATGGATATTTCAACAGTAAAGGCTTTACTATTGAAAGTATATCAGGTATGCTAGGAAATTTACAGCAGGAGTCACGAATAAACCCGGGTTGTAAAGAAAAAGGTGGTGACGGATGGGGTCTAATACAGTGGACACCGCACACCAATTTAACAGACTATGCAAGCGCACAAGGTTCTGACTGGGCTACTGGTGAAATACAAACGCAGTTAATGTGGGATGAAATAATAAATGGTTATGGTGGTCAATGGATACCAAAACCCAATAAGGGTTATCCATATACAGGTGAGGAATTTTCACAACTTACAGATATAACTACCGCTTGTATGGCTTATCTTATAGAGCGTGAAAGAGCAGGTGTAGAAGTTGCAGAAAAAAGAGTTGCATATGCTAATGCGTGGTATGAATACCTAACTGGAGTTACACCACCCACACCACCCACACCACCCACACCAACTAAGCGAAAAGGTATGCCAGTTTGGATGATGTGTAGGCCAATATTTTAAATAGAAAAGAGGTGATAAAAATGGCAGTACTTTCACATGATGACTTTATGAATGCAGTAAAAGGTTTAGCAGGTGACAACGCTGACGATAATACACTTGCTATGATTGAGAATTTTACTGACACATTCAATGACCTTGAAACACGTGCAAAAGATACCACTGATTGGAAAGCAAAATATGAGCAGAATGACAATGAGTGGAGAGAAAAATATAAAGCACGATTTTTTGAGGGCAGTGCAGGTACAGACCCTGCAACAGTAATTGAGAAACAAAAGGAAGATATTACCGATGACGGCAATGAAATTTCCTTTGATGATTTATTTAAAGAAAGAGAGGGCTAGGAATTATGGCTACAAAACCAAAAATTAAGACACTTACTAATTCAAGCGTTGACATCTTAAATGCTATAAGAAACAACGCAAGTACAAATTACAAAGATTATGTACCACAGGCTACAGCAGACTCTGACTCAATCAGAGAAATCGGTGCAGTAATTATGGACTACCCTGCTTTGCAGAATGAGTTTTTATCTGCACTTGTAAACAGAATAGGCAGAGTAATTTTAACAAGTAAATCATACGACAATCCATGGGCTATGTTTAAAAAGGGTATGCTTGAGTTTGGTGAGTCTATTGAAGAAGTATTTGTTAATATTGCAAAACCTTTTCAGTTTGACCCACAGGTTGCAGAGTCCAATGTATTCAAACGTGAAATTCCTGACGTGCGCAGTGCATTTCATATTATGAACTATCAGAAGTTCTACAAAGCTACAATCTCAAATGACCAATTAAGACAGGCTTTTCTGTCTATTGACGGCATTACAGATTTAATTGCTAAGATTGTGGACGCTATGTATACTGGTGCTAACTATGACGAGTTTCAGACTATGAAGTATATGCTTGCAAAGCATATATTAAATGGACTGATGAACCCAGTCACTATTCCTGATATTAACACAGCAAACATGAATAGCATTGTTAGTACTATCAAGGGAGTATCAAATAAGTTTACTTTCCTTAACTCAAAGAATAACCTTGCAGGAGTTATGAACCATACACCTAAGCAGGAACAGTATTTGTTAGTCAATTCACAGTTTGACGCTACTATGAACGTTGAAGTACTTGCAAGTGCTTTTAACATGGATAGAGCAGAGTTTGACGGACATCATGTACTTGTTGATAGTTTTGGTGATTTAGATATTGAGAGATTAAATATTCTCTTTGCTGATGACCCAACCTATACAAAGATAGGACAGGCAGAACTTGAAGCACTTGACGCTATTCCTTGCGTTTTAGTAGATAGTAATTGGTTTATGATTTTCGACAACTATCAGAACTTCACAGAGAAGTACAATGGTGAGGGACTGTATTGGAACTACTGGTATCATGTATGGAAAACATTTAGTGTATCTCCATTCTCAAACAATGCTGTATTCGTTGCAGGTATACCTGCTGTAAAGACAGTTACAGTTACACCTAGTAAAGCTACAGTTAGTGCAGAAGGACAGATACAGTTAAGTGTTGCTGTTGATACTGACAACTATGCACCACAGAGTGTTATATGGAGTATTGCTACTGGTGGTGATAAGGCTAGTATCTCAAGTACTGGTATGCTTAAGATTAACAGTAATGCAGAAGCAGGAAGTATTACAGTTAATGCAACTAGCACGTTTGATAGTACAAAGTTTGGTACTGCGACTATTACAGTTGTGTGATATTAATACGGCAGGAGAGCGTGATTGCTTTCCTGCTATTGTAAAGGTGGTGGAGATATGCAGATACAACCTAATAGTGTTATCAAATTGTGTAGTGGTGTACCGATAGATAGTAGTTATAAAGATACTATTTATTTTGAAAGTAGAAGTGCGCAGAAAAGTTATTTTGATAGTAAAGTTATTAAGACTATGGACAATGCTAGTTTTCAGAGAATTAATGGACAACAGGGTGTTGTAAGAATGAACGCAGGTGCAGAAAATATTTATAACTGCAATTATATGATGTTTCAGAATACCAATTATACTACTAAATGGTTTTATGCTTTTATTACCAATATTGAGTATGTAAACGATAAAGTTAGTAATGTATATTTTACTATTGATGTTATGCAAACATGGTTTCTGTTTGACTGCACACTTAAAGAGAGTTTTGTTGAAAGAGAACATCATGCAACAGATACTACAAATGACTGTTTAGTTGGTGAAAATATACCAACAGGTCAAATGATGTATGACCAACCAATTAAAAGTGGAATTTTTAATGATTGGTGTTTAATAATAGTAAGTGGCGCAGATGAACAGGGTGCTATTTCAGAATTACAATATAATTATAATGGTATGTATTCACCATGTATGTTAATATACTGTGATAATGACCAACACAGTTTAGCAGAATTTATAATGGCACTTGATAATAAAGGAAAGACAGACCAAATAATTAATATTATATTAACACCTAAATCAATAATAAAACATTTATTAACTAATGGACAAACGCTTACAAACAAAAAGCCTATTTATGGATTGAAACAAAATGAACCATTACCATTTCAAATAAATAAACCAACAAATAAAGTTGGTTCGTATGTACCTAAAAATCATAAATTACTATGTTATCCATATACTTATTTAACAATGAGTAATGGTAGCGGTAATAGTATAGAATATCGTTACGAGCTATTTGATGATATAAGTGGCAAATGCAATTTTGAAGTGTTTAGTGATGTTATTAATGGGTATTATATGGCAAGTCCACTAAACTATAATGGTACAAGTAGTGGACAAACAACAAGTGCAGGTGATACAACTATAAATTTTGATTTTAGCTTAACACTTGATAATATGCCTATTGTACCATGGAGTAGTGATACTTTTAAGGTATGGTGGGCGCAAAATAAAGTAAGTGTTCAAAGTAATATTGCAACAGGTTTAGCAAAACTTACACTAGGAGCAGGACTAAGTGAAGTATCTCCAATGTTATCCGTAGGAAGTGGTTCATTACAATCTCAAATGATAAGCCCAAATCCAAATACTAGTATTAAATTGGCAGGTAATGGGCAATTTGATATAAATAATATTATGAGGCCTACAGCGCAACAAACTCCTAACAATAATCCAATGCAATCAGCTATACAAACTGGAATGGCACTTAGTGGCTATTCTGATATTAAAAATAGTTTAATTCAAATGCAACAAACTAAAACATTGCCAGTCAGTTCACATGGTGGTGGCGGAAATAATATAATGTTAGATACTACTTTCCTTGATTTTTATAGCATGAATACACACGTACATCCTAAAATAGCAAAAATAATTGATGATTATTTTACTATGTTTGGATATGCTACAAATGAAGTTAAAGTACCTAATATTAATGTAAGACCACATTGGACATATACCAAAACACAGCAGTGCAATTTAGTTAGTATAAATTGTAGTAATAACGATATTACTGCAATCAAAAATATTTTTAACAGTGGTATTACATTTTGGAAAAACGCTAGTGAAATAGGTAACTATTCATTAGATAATAGACCTAGTTAGAAAAGAGGTGAGACAATGAGTAGAAGAGGTAGAAAAGCACAGACCGAAGCATTCCTACAAAATCAGAGGACATATCTACAGTATGTTAATAGGTTGACAGAATTAAGCATTTCAATGTTTGATTGGAAAAACTTACCGAGTACAATTGACGCAAGGTTTTTGGAACTAGCACTTTTTAATGACGGCATGGCAGTATTTTTTAAAGATGAAGTTATGGGTTATTTAGGACTGCAAGTTATGATAGGTGGTAAACTTGATATTTACAGAATACCTATTACACGAACAGCCTTTGCACAAAATGGTTATCAAATGAAACTTGACCCTAGCAACAGTGTTATTATTTTTAATAATATGCTACACACTAACAGTATACTTGATGTGCAGGAAATGAGTAAAAGGTTGTATGAAATACAGAGAACTATTGATGTAAATGTAATACAGCAAAAAACACCTAAGATTATTACTTGTACTGAAAATCAGAGGTTAGTAATGAAAAATCTGTATGCACAGTATATGGGAAATGAACCATTTATTTTTGGTGATAAGAATTTAGACCTAAGCGGTATTAAGACACTTGATACTACAAGCCCTTATGTTGCTGATAAGCTATATGATTTAAAGACTCAATATTGGAATGAAGCATTGACGTACTTAGGTATTAGTAATGTTAATACTGTAAAAAAAGAGAGAATGATTACTGATGAAGTACAAAGAAACTTAGGTGGAACTATTGCTAGTAGGTATTCAAGATTATTTATGAGACAGCAAGCTTGTGAGCAGATTAACAAAATGTTTGGACTGAACATTAGTGTTGATTATCGTGAGGATATGCAGGTACTTGATACTTATGACGCTGATGAAGCAAAGTTGAGTAATGAAACTGATGTAGGTAAAGGTGGTGAGAGTAATGAGTAAATATACAACAGAGGTGCGATTTATTTGTGAAAATAGTGCAGGATTGAGTGAGAGTGAGGGTGCAGATAATGTTGATAGTGTGCTAGATAGATGTTGGAATAAGGTTTTTAATTTTGACTTTCCTATATTTGATGAGAACTATAGACAGGTTTTGTGCAGGAAAATATTGAAACATTATTACACAAGAGAGATTGCACATGAGACAGTAGGTAGATGGAAACTTGCATTAAATGCTAAGTTAAATGAGATTATGCCTTATTACAATCAGTTGTATAAAAGTGAGTTGCTTGAGTTTAATCCTTTTTATGATGTTGATTTGACTAGGAGTAGAGAGGGTAGCGGTACTAGAGATACTACTGGTAGTAGCAGTAGTAATAGAACTAATAGCAATACAGAGACAAATAATAATGAGACTAAGGATGTGAATAGTTCTAGTGGTACAAGTAATACTGATACATTGAATAGGTTTAGTGATACACCACAAAATAGCATGGACACGCAGGGTATTGCTGATAGTGTTCCTTTAACTACAGTTACTAAGGTAAATGAAGATAATACTACAACTAATAATAGCACTGATACAGTTACAAGTAATGGAAGTAGGACAGGAAATGGTACTGAGAATGTGACAGGAAATAATACAGAGAATGTTAATAGCACTGATAAGTATATTGAAACAGTTAAAGGAAAACAGGGTACAGAAAATTATAGCAGTTTATTAAAGAAATTTAGAGAAACTTTTCTCAATATTGATATGATGATTATTGAGGATTGCAGTGATTGTTTCTTTACTTTATGGTAAAGGGAAAGAGAGGTAATAATGAACGCAAATTATAAAAACTTAACAGAGTTTAGGTTTTGGTGCTTTAAAGTGTTACCACTAGTGTATGATGATGAATTAAGTTATTATGAAGTTATCTGCAAATGTGTTGATTATATTAATAACTTGATTGAAAATGATAAAGCTATTAGTAATGACGTTGAACAGTTAAAGCAGGAAATGAAGCAGGTGCAGGAATGGATTGATAACTATGATACTAGTTTTGCAGAGAGTATTATTAGAGAATATCTCGCTACTATGATATTTGTTACTATTAGTGACAGTGGTTATATTATTTATAATATTCCTGCTAATTGGCAGAGTATTACATTTAATACTACTGGGTTGGATATTGGGAATAATATTGGTATTGGTAACTATGACTATGGTCATTTAGTATTAAGTTATTAAGAAAGAGAGGTAAGAGTAATATGAGTAACGGATTAATTAACAGACAGTATGTGGGTGCTAGGTATGTGCCAAAGATTATGGGTGAGTGGAATAAGGCTTTGCAGTATGAAGCTTTGAGTGTGGTAACTTATATGGGTAATAGCTTTACGAGTAAAGTGCCAGTGCCTGCGAATAGTGTTGAAATTAATAATACAGATTATTGGGTAAATACCGGTAATTATAATGCGCAGGTAACAGAATACAAGGAAATGGTAGAAAAAGAAATTAAAGATAGAAAAAATACTGATACAGAAATAATAAATAATTTAACAAATGAAATTAATAACAGAAAAAATGCTGATAAAGATAATATTTTATGGATTGGAGACTCGTACAGTGAAAACTATAATCATAAACTACCTAATGGTGTACGTGATATGATTAATGCTAAAAATTGGTATGAGTATAGTAGAGGTGGAGCAGGTTTTACAGGTGCATGGGCCGGTGTAAACTTTAATGATTTAATTGAGGAAGCTAAGAATGAAATGAGTGATACTCAAAAAGAAATGATAAAGTATGTGTATATTGTTGGTGGTGCTAATGATAGCAATTTTACTTGGGCTGAAATTAAACCTAAAGTTATTAGTACTGTTGCTAATGCAAGAAATAGTTTTCCTAATGCACAAGTTTGTTTTATATTTGCTAGTAGTGCATATACTACTTACTTAAATTTAATTACTAAAACTAGTAATATATCTAACGATAACTTGGTGCCTTGCATATTTGCTATGCCGTATTATTATTTAACTGGTGCATTTTACAATGACGATAATTTACATTATACAGAGGAGGCAACTAATTATATTATAAGTGTTATATCTAATTTAATATGTGGTTCAAGTTATATACGAACTATCACATATAATGTTGCACGTTCTTGCTTTGAGGGTTGGACACCTGTTAGTAAACAATTACAAGTATCAGCGCCTAATGGTATATTAAAAATATCTGCCCCATATTTGTCTTTAACGAAAAGTGTTGAACAGCCTTTTGAAACTGATAAATATGGTAATACTATATTATTAAAAAGTAAACCTATTAGTGATACTGATAGAGATGTATTTCCACTAATACCGACTAAAATATATGTGCAAGTAAAAATTAAAGGTACTATTTATACTGATTATTTAGAGTGCGCATTAGATGATACAACACATCAATTAATATGGACAACAGATAATTCATACCCTGCTACCAAAGATATGATTATAAAAATTATAGGATAATATTAGACACCTAAGCACGTGTATAAACTGCTTATTTTTATACCGCGCTAACGTGCTAACGCTGTACCACATGGCGGTACGGGGTAGGCACCAAAAAGTCGAAGTGATGTACCAGGGATTGTGAACATTTTATATAGTACTATAGTACTAAGTTAGACACAACTAACTTCGT